TTACCTACAGCATATTGAGTTGTATTTAATCCATTATATGCATTAGCACTACTTAAACCACTTCCACTTACTTTAATTGAATCATTTACAAAAGCAATATGATAAGAAGATGTGCTATGGTTAAAATTAACAACCCCAGAAGTAATTGTTGTTGATGATGCATTAACATTTGTTACTGACCATCCACCTGGAAGTGGGTTTTCATAGCAATCAAATGAATATGATTTACCATCGGATGGTATAACTAAATATCCATCAACTACTCCATTAATATCTCCACCTATTACACTTGGAAAAACAAGAACATTTATACCACTTTTATTGATAAGTGTAACTGTTTTACCTTGAGTGGGTGTTTGAGGTAATCTTAAACAATATGATTGAGAAGATGCTGTGGAAATTACGTTAATTCCGTAATTTGAATATGTAGTAGTATTTGTTGAATTTGGGTCAAATGAAGCAGTTCCAGTAGGTATTAAATTAATTATAGGACGAACAACAGCACTTCCTGAAGTGGTAAGTCTGATGTCTCCACTTGCAGTTACATTTCCGTTTATTGTTACATTTTGATTTAACGTATTAACGTATGATGCTGTTTGAGCGGTTGTTACTGTTGTGTTTAATACGTTTGTAGCAGCATTGTAAGTTAAACCTGAATCAACAAAAGGGGATTGGCAACCTACTGCTTGATCTCCTACTAAAACTACTGAGGTTGTTGTATCACCAGGAACAATAGTAGAAATGTTAATATTACTAGCGCATCCTGCTGTAGCAGCATATGAAGCTGAGAAATTAGAAGATCCAGTGCTACCTATTATAATGTCTCCTCCAGGTCCTTTTATTAATAACTCACTGTTTACTGTTACAGATGTACCTGAGGTAGGTTCAAGATTATTTACTTTTAATGTACTCATTGATTATGTTTTGTTTATACATATGTAAAAAAAAAATAAAAATATAATTTAGATACCTTAAATATTTAAATATTTTTTTAGATTATGCTAGTGAACCTGATCTCCAAGCACCAGACATCCAAACATAAAATCTGTGATTTCCTGTTACAGTTAAGTCTCCAGGAATTGTAATTCCATTACCCGATAAAGGTTAAATTGTGTTAATGCTAAGTGTACTCATTTATTTTTATATTATATTATTACTAAAAAAGAACCAGTTGAAACAATAATTGAACCTGAATTATATATTGGTCCTATTAATAATGCGTTGTATCCTGATGGGATAGTTAAGTTAATTGAATTAGTTGGTTGATTTGCAATAAACCCATCAATAATATTTAAAGATCCTGTAAGTTCAATAGATCCTGTAAGTTCAATAGATCCTGTAAGTTGAACATTTTGTTGTAAAGGATTTAAATAGGATGCTGAGTCAGCCCCTATTACACTTCCAGAAAAACTTCCGGTAAATGTACCAACAAACCCTTGTGCTGTAATTATTCCTGTGTTAGTATATGAACCTGTAAAGTATTCAAAGTTACCATCCATTTCAGCGATAGTAAGTGGAGAACCTTTTACTTGTCTTAAAGTTAAATTTGCCATTTTCTTTTATTTATAAATATTAAGTGGACGCTACAAAATACTCTAATTGTGTACTTCCTGAAATTGCTTTTGCTTTTATAGAACTTAAATATATAAAGTTACTGTAATATGTTTCATCTACATATCCATCTACTACAGGATCATTTTGTGCTGGGGTGTTTATATCAGTATTTCCTAACATTATTGTTTTTCCAGGAGCTAGATCAAACAAAGCACTTTCAGTATTATCGTTTGCAACTAAATATATTGAAGTATTATATTGGGTAGATATATTGGTAATTCGAATATATTGTACATCTTGTTTTACAAATGCACCACCTGTTTGTTCTTCTTCACTATTGCAAAAGCGAATGATTTCAATACCTGAACCACTAAAAGTAGTAGAAATTGTATCTACACGGCGAACTATTTGATTAATTCCCGTAATATTTTTAAATACATAAGTCTTTTCAGTAGTATTGTTTGGAAGGGTAATTTCCTCAGTAATGGTTACATACAAATTGGCCATTTATATTTTATTTATAAATATGGCTAGCTTCTGAAAGATTTGTATACTTCTAAAATGTCGTCTACTATTGGATGTCTATGATTTTTTTCTAATGTGATAACATTAAATCCGGGTACCTCTTTCATATGTTTACATACAACATCAAAACCGGATGTTTTTTTATCTCGTAAATCAATTTGAGCAGCATCACCACAAAATATCATTTTACTACCTGAGCAAATACGAGTTAAAAGTAGTTCTGTTTGGTTATCTGTTAAGTTTTGTGCTTCATCTACTACAACTAAACAGTTTGTAAAGTTTCTACCTCGCATAAATGATACAGGTACAATTTCTATTTCACCTTCCGCTATACACTTTTCAATTTTTTCTTTGCTATATAAACGATGCATATTTTCATATACAGGAGCTGTAAATGGGGCTAATTTTTCATTAACATCACCAGGTAAAAATCCAATATCTTGTCCTGCTACTACAGTTGGTCGAGTGATAATAATTTTTTCAATTTCTTTATTAAATAGCATATCAAGAGCAACATTTGCAGCTAATAAAGATTTACCAGATCCAGCTTTACCACGTAATATAGTTACAACATCTGTTAAAATTTTAGCTTTAGCTAATTTTTGCTCTTCATTTAATTGTATGTTAAATTTAATAGGATTTTTTGGTTTTCTTTTTTCTTTAAAAACTTCTTGAGCTTGTTGTGTTCTATTAAAATCATTCATGTAACTATATTTGTTGATAAATATTGCAAAAAAATAAAAAAAGCCTGACTTTCGTCAGGCTTTTCATTTTCAATTATCTACTACCGATTAAAGTACATTCAAATCGTTAACAAAGATACGACCGAAGAATTCAGGACGGATCATTTTCTTAGCATAACGAGTCAAGAGACCTTTACGTGGAGTAAATGTATCTGGATCGTACACTAATGGAGTCATGATTAGAGGTACATATGGAGCAAATACCGCACCAGTTTCAAGGAATTGAGATCCTCTATAACCCATCAACATTAAGTTTTCAGTCATGTAAGGGTTTTTATAAACTGTGTAACGGTTGTTCATTTGACCAGCTTTTTGGATACCAAATGCATAGCTAGCTTTTGTTACATCACCATCAGAAGATGAAGCAAATCCTGGGATTGATTCAAGGATAGTTGCTACAGTTGGAGAAGTTACGATGAAGTTTGCACCACCACGTAATGTCTTTTGGTGAATTTTGTTAGAAACTTTCTGCATTTTGGTTCCTAAAGTTTGAAACCACTGACCTTGTGTATTGTAAAAGTTAGCATTGTCATATCCTGTTTTACCAGAATTCAATACACGGTTGTTGGTAGCATACCAATATTCATCCCATGCAGAAGCATCTTGGATCAACATATCTAATACTTCAAGATCAATTTCTAATGCAATATATTCGCTCATGATTGAAGTTAATTCAGCTTCGGCATCCAAAGATTGGTATGCATTTAAATCTTGAGCAAATTCTGGTGTCCATTGTGCTTTCAACTTACGAGTTTTAGCAACAATAGCTTCAGATTTCATTTGAATGTTGATTTGTGGAATAGCTAATGCATCTGTTGATGTAGAATTAGCATTGTAATAACCAGCTCCATTATTATCTTCAAAATCACCACGACGGTTATCTTGTGGGGCAACATTATAAAATAAATTATTAGTTGATACAGCTGAACCTGTACCTGGGATACCACCACCAGCACCTGTAGCTGAGCCAGAAAAAATAAATGAAATCGTTGTTGAACCGTCTGTAGATGTATACTGAGGTAATAAATTAGTGTATATTACACTTTGTGGAGTTGTTGCAGATCCTGAAGCAGGAACGAATGCGCGAACACCTTTAAAATCTGGGTATAAAGCGTTTGTACCTGTACCTACATAATAAGTAACTTTTGAATAATTACCAGCAGCAATAGAAGCAGATAAAGTTGAATCATAATCTACATCAGCCCAAGTAGCGGCAGAACGAGATACTTGAAGAGATGCTGTGAATTGGTTAATTGAATAAGCAAATCTACCAGCACCATATAAACCGTTAGTAGCATCATTAGCTACACCTGGGTTAGTATTACCATACATAGATGATGTAGTACCATAGGTATTACCACCAGGGCCAAATGGGCCTGTTGGAGCAGCTTTACCAAAAGTGCTTCCATTGCTGTCTCCATATTGAAAATCTAGGAAGAATACAAGACCAGAAGGCAAATTCATTGGTTGTACAGAAACGAATTCTTTAGATGATAAAGAACCGAATACTTTACGTACCAATGGAAGAGCTACTCCTGCCCATTGCTCACCTTGAGTTGCATTAAATGAAGAACCACCTAAGTTTGTAGAAGATTGCTCAACAACAAGTTGTTTAGCTTGGTTTTCAAGGATCATAGCCATGTTGTTTTTATCAACTTCGCTATTTAATCCTTGTAATAATCCCGTTTTAGCCCACTTAGAAGCCATACGAGCAGCATCGTTCTGCATGTTTTTCCATCCAGAAGCCGAGCTTTCTAATAAAGAATTAATACTTGACATTGTTTTGTTTTGTTTTTAAATTGTTAATTAAATAATTCCAGCCAATTTTTGCATACGTAAGAATGCATCGTTTGACTCTACGATTGGTTTTTTAGCATTTGGTGTAACTGTTGCTTTAGAAGCACTACCTAAGTTTTCTTTAATTAAGTTTGGTTTTACTTTAATTCCCTCATTTAAAGTTTCAAACACTAATTTTACTTCACCTACAGTAGCTGCTTTGTCAAACGAACTTAACACTTTTACTTTTTGACTTTCGTTCAAATTTTTAGATTTGAAGATTTTGTTAGTATAAAGAAGTTTAGCATTTAACAAGTTAATCTCGTTTAATTCAGATTTAAGAGATTTAATTACAGAATACGCTTCGTCAAGTTCTTTTTTCATTTTTTTCTTGTCTTCGTCTTCTTTCTCTTTTTTCTTTTTAGCTTCATCTAAGTATTCCATCTCTTCAATTTCTCTTAAAAGTTCAGCTAAATCAACTTCTTCTTCTTCCTCTTCTTCAGCTTCTTCTTCATTTTCCATACCTTCATGACCTGCTTCAATTTCACCTGCAGCGATCATGTCTTTAATAACATCTTCGATCATAGTTTTAAGATCTTCATCTGTCATGTCTTCGAGGTCAATTGGTTCTCCTTCTTCTTCAGATTCTTCGTCAGATACGTTTGTATCATCGTCATCATCTTCTTCAGCTTCGTAAAGTTTTTCCATTCCTTCCTCTTCCATTTCTAGCTCACGTAAAAGCTCTTCTAAATCAATTTCATCAATTTCACTTTCTTTAGTAACATCTTTGTCTGTTTTTATACCACTCATTCCTTGTGGAACATCAGATGGTTGAAGTTCTTTATATTCTTCAAGCTCTTTTTCATGTTCAGATTTACCGTACATTTCTTCAAGATCTTTTTCTTCTTTTTCCATTTCTTGAAGTTTTGCAGCAAACATTGATTTCAATTGAGGTGTGAAGGCTTCTTCTAGAGCAGCTTTTGCATTTGCGATAGCAGTTTCTTTAACAGCTTTAGCATCTGCGATTGCTTCTTTAAGCAAGTCTCGATTTGTTGCCATTTTTTCCTAAATTATTTGTTGGGAAAGTACGTTTATTAAGAAACGTAATAGAATTTTTTAATATAGATACCACATAAGAATTGAGGGGGTGGTATATTCACGTTATATATATGTGGAAGGGATGTCAAAGTCGCAAAACCAAAAAAAGACCTGCAAACAGTTCTTAAGGTATGTTTGCAGGTACATTTATTGCCTAAGGTAGCAGGCGTTTTAAAATATAGGGCATGTGCCTTTAGCACATAAAATTTCAGTAATTATTGAATTAGTGCGTGCATATTCATTTAAATAAGAAGTTCTAGATTCGTTTAACATCCCATTTGTCATCCATGAATCTGGATTAGATGGGTTAGAAACAAGATCCCATGTTAATAATTCAAAATCATCTTGAACTTCCATTACTTCACCCATTTGCTTTAATGAACCCATCCCACGAGAAGAAATACCAATAATCAAACCGTTTCTAACTAATGCTCCTGCAATGCGACCTGAGGTGGTTCCTAAATCTCCAGGGTCAGAAAATATTTCAACTTTTCCATGAATTTCATCACCATCCCACCACACTTCACGAATAGCATGTGATGCGTTTTTTAAGTTGATTACTTGAGAATCAGGGTGATCTAACTCACCTACTGTTTCAGTAGAGTGTTGTTTAATTTTGCGTATAAAATTATCGATTTCACGTTCCCATAATTCTTTTTTATAATAACGGCCGTTTCCATTCTTAACTTCAACAGTAGCTAATATCCCTTCAACAAAAATATTTCCATTTTTGTTTATTCCTTCAACTAGTTTTACTGGTTTAGGAATGAAATGTCTAGTTTCTATTAAAAGTTCTTTGCTCATTTTAGTATACGTAATCAGATTTTAAATCGTCTGGGGCTATGTAATTTAAATAATTATCTAGGTTTTTTTTTGGTCCATTCCTAAATTACTATACGTGTCTCTAATTAAATCTACTTTTTGCCCAGCATCTAATCTTTCAGTAGCATCATCAACATATTCAGCAGCTACATCAAGGCCATCTTCTGTTTCGTCAATTACTTCTTTATCTTCAGATTTTTTACCTTTAAATTTTGACATCATTTTTTCAACTTTATTGCGAGCTACTTCTAGTTTTTTAATGTCTTTTTCAATTTCTTTAACTTTTTTCTTGTCAGTTAAAGCTTTCATATCCTCATCTTCGTCAAGTTTAGAAAGTTGTGCTTTACGTTTGTCAATTAGTACGTCAATTTTGTCTAATTTAGATTGTAAAACTTCATGTTCTGCTTCTTTGTTAATGTCTGCTAAATCTTTTTCAACGCTTTCTTTTAACGGGGTAGATTGTTTAATAGTAATACTACCATCATCGTTTAAAGTTGCGTTTTTAAATTTATAGTGGTTAGTATCATAGGTAATATAATTAGCTGGGTCAGCTAAAGCGTTATATTTAGGATATGTGGCTCGATTTAGTTTAAGATCATAAATAAAATCTATTTGTTTTGGTCTTTCTTGAATTTGAATTTGGAGTAATTTAGGCATTTTAATAACTCCATCTTCCATTTTTAATCCTCTTCTTTCTAATTTTTTTACAACTAGAGATGGAATCTTTTGTGATTGTGGGGATGATGGAGTATCTCTTTCTTGTCTTTCTTTTTTGTTATCTCCTAATTTTGATTGGAACATACTTCCAATATGTCTCATCTCTTCAATTTCACCCTCAATCATTTCACGAATTACTTTACGTAATTTAGTTTCTTCTAAACTTCTATCAATATGCATTGATCGATATTCTTTTGGAAGACTTGAACTAGATGATTTTAAATTTTTAAAATAATTAACAACTTCCTCTGGAAGCTTATAGTCTTTTAAAATAGGTGACCCAACTTTACTTAAATCTCTAATACGATACATTCCATCTTGTAAGCTTATTTCGTATTTGTCGTTATCAACTATAATAAAATCAAATTTATGCCCTCTTAGTTCAGCATTTATCTCAGCTTTAACTAACATTTTTGTTAAATCCTTTAATGGGTTTGGTTGAGGGTCATTATAAATAACTTCATTTATAGACTCTTTTAAATCACCGTATCCGCATTTAGTTTCTTCTAATTGATCTGCTAATTTATCTAGTTCTTCTTTACCAAATCTTTCTTTACTTGCTTTTTTAAGAGCATCTTTTAGTTCTTCTTTTGTATAGTCTTTAAGCATTGTAGGACTAATTCCAGATATTCTGCTAAGCATCACACGGGCTTCTCTTTCAAGATCTTTATTTTCTTTCAAATCACCGTATCCGCTTGACTTGTATTTTCCTTTAGCTTCTTTCGGTTCACCTAAACCTGGATGGTCAACTGAATATCCTAAATCTTTAACACCAAATTGGCCATCTTTTGTATAGTAAATTGGATCTTTTGCTAAATTTTTAAATACGATGTCTTTTAATTGTTGCATCGTTTTATCAGCGTTTTTAGGATCCTTCATTTCAGCATAGTAACCCATCATGATTTGATCAAAGATCATATTATCAGGATTTTTTTCGTTTGAATTGTCAAAGTTTTTTTCAAGATCTTCTTCTACATGTTTAGAAACTTTTTTTTCTTCTGCTTTAACTTTCTCGTCTTCTTCTTCTTTTGATTTTTTAGCTTCAGCTAAAAACGCTTCAAACGCAGTTTCATAAGATTCTTTTTTAGGACGATCCATAATCGCAGGCATTACAGAAAATATATTTTCTGATATAATATTTTTAGTTTTAAGTGATGCTACTGCTTCTTCAAATGTAGCAGCAGTGCGTACAATGTGAGGAAATTCACGTTTTGCTTCTGTAAGGAAAACACCTTTATGTCCTTTACCTTCTTTAATTAGCAAATACTGGTCTTGTAGGGTCTTTTTCATTTTATTTACTTAATAGTTTTTGTGCTTTTTTTATATATTCTAAAGCCATTGATGTTGGTTTATAAATATCAAATTTACCTGGGTTAGCTTTATAATATTCAATTGTTTGGTTTTTAGCATTTGAAATTAAAGCATTTAATTCATTTTGGATTTGATCAAATTCATTAATTCTTTCCTCTTGAAATTTTTCAACATCCGTTTTTTCATCTTCCCAAAGTTTTTTAACTTCTAAACCAGATCCTTTAATTTTTTTAGGTACTAGTCTATATTTAAATTGTTTTACATATGCATTATCTTTTACACCTTCAGATCCAGCACTTGGTCCCATTCCTAAAGTTGCTCCAGGACCTTCGTTTACTTTTTTATAAGCATATTTAGCAGGAAGTCCTATACCTTCACCACCAGTAACTGTAGCACCACCTACGTTGGTAGCACTCATTTCTTTAAGTTTTTTACGAATTATGTCTTTAATTTTGTCCATTTACAGTTTCTAATTCATTAATTAAATCGTAGTACTGTAACAAATCAACTAAATCATTGTCAGTTATTTTAGCATTTTTAGCTGGTGGATTAATAACTGTAAGGATTTCGTTAATTTTAATTTGGGTAACTTTGTTTTTGGTTTTTTTGTTTAAAGTAGCTAATTCTTCTTTAATTTCTATTACCTTATTAGTATAAAATTCTCTTAAACGTGGTGTATTGTCAATAGAGGTAATATACTCTTTTAATATTAATTTTTGTTTTGGGTGTAGTGTATCGTATTTTTCGTTAAAGTTTTCTAATACCATTTTATAAGCTAACAAACGCACATCTTTATCAGCCTTTTCAAATTCAGACATTACTTCGTCACGAACTTTATTTTCAGTAATTTTAGCTGCAGTTAAGTGTTCTAAAATAGTTACTTTATTATTAATGGTTTGTTCGGGATCTACTGTTTCTTGTGTGTTTGCAATCTCTAGCAATGTATAAAAAGCAGCATATATTTTATAGTTAGGAAGTTTATGATTAAAAAATCCATTAATATTGTAATGTTTTTGGATTTCATTAATCAAATTGTATTTTTGACGCTTAATTGCTCCTCTATTTAATGTTTTAGATGATTCAACTAATGTGCTAACTACAACGTTTGCTTTCCCTTCAGTTAAGGATGTTTTTTTTAATAAAGTTTCGTATAGTTTGTACTCACGACCTAATTCCGATTTAACGAAATATTTTTTAAGTATATCTTTTGCCGGTGAGTCCTTGCCATCCAACGTGTCTGTAGTGATTTGGCGAACTAATGATTCAAAAAGGATACCAGTATTTTTATACTTTGAATGTTTAATTTGCATTCTAATATTATTTTATTTATAAATATGTAGAATTTTCTTACTCTCGTATTTGTGATTCATCTAATAATGAATTTCCTTGAATATCTGATTCAAAAATTATCTGTTTATTTTGGTTTTTGATGTCATTAAACATTTTAGCATTGCGATTTCTTTTATTTTTTGTTTCAAGAGCTAATGGGGATCCACCTTTATATTGCGGTTTAATTGAATCTGATTCATCTCCATCTTTTTTAATGCCATCTGATCCAATTCTATCTTTTCCAAAGATATTGTCCTGTGTATTTTTATTAGTTATTTTTTCTTCAGGACGACCTAAATCAACATCTTCATCGTATCCAACAGGTACATTTGTTGCTTCATATCTGCCTCTACCATATAAAGCTGCTAGATCATGTGGTGTACCATAAGATTTTCCTGTTTCTAATGGATCATTACCTTCGTTTTCAATTTGTGCAAGACGGAATTTACGTTTAGCATCTTGAATAATTAAATCTCTATATTCGTCGTATTGATCTTCACTTAAATGGAATACATTTTCATATATCCAATCACTAGGCATCAATTTATTTTCCATCATTTGAGCAGCTAAATCAACTTTTTCTTTCATTAATGCTACTCTTTCTTGATCATAAATAATTGAAGGAGTAGTTAACGATAATTCAAAATTTGTCATGCTTTCATCACGATATCCTTGAGAATATAAATGAACTAAAGCAATTTTATTTAATTCAGACACAACAATACGTTGAACTCGTTCAATTGTGCGTGCAAATCGAATATCTTCAGCAGCTAACGTTGCCTTACCTGTTAAATCTTTTTCATACCCCATAAATGCTTTAGGAACTTTAAGGGCAGCAAATAATTTATCTCTTAAGTAAGTAACGTCTTCAATACCTTGCCATTGTAAACCTGCTAAATTATCAATTTTAGTTGCTTGATCATTTCCTCTAATTGGAATATAGAAGTCTTCAAGTAAATTTTGCATATTGTACTTCAAATTGTAATCACCAGTTTGTTGATCAATATATGGAGTACGTTTCATTTTAGAAATTGTTTTCTGCATAAAATTTTCTACTTCAGCAGGTGCAATGTTTCCAACGTTAATATAAAATATACGTTTTTCAGGTGCTCGAACAATACGATGGATTAACATTGCATCTTCCATCATAGTGTATTGTTTAAATAACTTACGAGCAGGCTCTAAATACGATCTACCATAAGGTAAAAAATTAGTATCCGTTAATAAACGAAAATGAGCCATTTCATAATTATCAAAAAAAATAGCATTTGCTTGATTACCAGCATTTGGCACATTATAATAACCATAATCTGAAGGGGATGAAATACCGTCTGGATCAAATCTAAAACGTACTGAATTTGGATGTTCTTTATCATATCCATCTTGTCTTTCAATATGAAATGCATTGTAAGGGATTACATTATATACACCAAATTTTTCAGCAATTTCTAATTTTAAAAAGAAATCACCATATTTTAACATATTACGAATCCAAGGCCATAAGTTAAATTCTACATTTAATACGTCATAAAATAAATTGTATAAAATTTTTTGTACATCTTCATCCGAACTACGAATTTGTAATACCTCACCCATATCATTACGTAGTGTACTTTCATCAGCTAAAATATCTAAAGCGGAGGCAATGATAGCATCTGTATCCATTGAATCATATTCAGAATAAAGTGTAGGACGTAAAGTTTGGTAATTAAAACTACTTTGATATCCATAAATTGAAGTATGTGAATTGGTATAAATACGATTAAATCTATCTACAAGTGCATTTGTTTCATATTCACCTGAAACTTGTATTTTATTGATGTCAAATACTTTTAATTGGTTATCTCCTTCGTTTCGAATGATAACGTCTGTTGAAAATAATCGTCTTAATCTAGTAAATAATCCTGTATCTGCCATATTTTGTTTTTATAAAAGCCAAGAAATATCTTCTTGATCATTTGAATAAGGGTTGTCTATTTTAAATGGGTTATTATTATACTTATCAGCATAATTTGGTCCATTGGAATAACCTCCAGCATATAATGTACGAGAATTTCCTATACTATTCAACATACTTTTAGTCATTTCCATATTATTTGTTCTAAGTTTAAAAGCGGTTTCACGTAAATAACATCCGATGCAAAATGCCATCACTAAATCGTCATTGTATCCTGCTTGTGCTTCTGCTCTACCGTTTTTCCATATAAATACTTTCATTTCCTCTAATAGACGCACAGAATAAAAAACAACTCCTTTATCCATAACAGCTTCTTGAAATTTACCAATTGCTATTGGGCGAGTTGTGTTTGACATTGTAAAGCCTGGGGTCATTTTGCTATGATCCATATAAGGATCAAAGAAATTGTCTACATTGTTTGTTCCACCTTTTGGTGAATAGTAGAAATTTTGATAACCTCTATCTAAAATAGTTTGTACAGTTGACCAACCTACGCTTTGATTTTCGACTGCAAGTAAAGCATTATTGTATTCTGTTGCAATACTTACTAATAAATGTCCGTAATCTTTTGTGTTAATTTGTCCCTTATATTCACCTACCTGAGTGAATGTTTCAACATCAAAGATATGAAATGCAGAAGAATCCTTACTATCACCACGAGCTACATCAGCTACGATTAAATAATTTTTAGAATAATCTGCTGGTTCCCAAATCCATAAGTTTTGATCAACTCCACGTTTTTCAAGAGGTTCTTTTACATGAAATTGTTCATAAAAAGTAATATCTTCTGGGGGAAATACTGTATCACCAGATGTTGTAAAGTCACAATCACATTCTTGAGCAGCCATTCGAGCACCTAAATCAGCATCTTGTTGGTCTCTCCAAGCTTGATTTCGTTCAGGATGTACTTGCCAAGGTAATCTAATAGGCAAAAAACTATTATCACCCATTTCTGCAGCAACCCATGTTTTATGAAACCAGTTACCTGTACCATAAGGTGTAGATAGAGCAATACATCCACCACCTGTTGCTAAAGTTTGTTGAGCTGAAGCCCATATTTCACCAATATTATGAATGAAGGCAGCCTCATCTATAATTAACAAAGAAACGGCTTCTGATCGACCTGCATCACTTGATGCACCAATTGCTTTAATTTGAGATCCATTTGGTAATCGAAGTGTTAATTTATTTGCTTCGTCAGGTTTATTTGAAAATTTTAACCAAGAAGGTAAACTTTCATACATAAACTTAACTTTAGTAACCATGTTTTTAGCGGTTTCCTGTTTAGTTGCAATACATAGTACATTTTTATCTTCATGAAACAACATCATCCATAATGAATAACCAGCAGTTAATGTTGAAATACCTAACTGGCGAGATTTAAGTACAATTGAATATGGGTTTTCTTGAAATAATGTAAGTACTTTTTCTTGAAATGGATAAAGATTAAATTGGATACGTCCACGTTGAGGATGTTGAATATAGCAATATTTTTTCATAAAATATGCTGGTGAGGCAGCACATTTTATGTACTCCTCGCGGACTACCTGTTTTAAATTTCTTTCTTCCATTACTTAATGGCTATTAAGGTAATAATAGTAAGTACAGAAGCCACGAATCCTCCACCTAACCACTTAAGTCCTGATTTAAGATGGGTATTTTTACGAGTTAAATTAGTAACATTTTTTTCAAGCCCAGTAATAATTTTATCTTTTTCAACAATTATATTTTCATAATTGTTTATTTGTTTAATATAGTTATTTTCTTGTTCAATATGTAATGAAATAAGACTATCTTGAGCTTTAATTTTTATATCAAGTTGCCATACTAATTTATTTACAACTTTTAATTCAGCAATAGCTGAATCACCTTTAACCAGATCAATTGCTATTTGCCTAGCTGTAGAATAAGGAAAACAAATTTTATTTGTATCTTTTTGAGAAAAAGTCGTCAAGTTCAGAAGGAGAAGAACTAGTAAGATCTTTAATTTTGTTGCCATAATATAAACGTGTTTTGATTAATTCTTTTTCTGTTTTTACAACCTCTTTATCTAATGAATCTATAACTTTTTGTTGTTTACCTAAATCAATAGTTAATGTATCTTGTATATTTTTTAACCTATCAATTTCTTTCTGTAATTCTTCTATTTTTTGTTTATATTTGCTATAGTCGGGGGTTGGGGAAGGGTGGATTTTAACATATATCAAAAATAACAACAATAGTAAAAGTATCCCACCTATGATTAGATGGGATAACTTTAATTGATATGTTTTATCTTTCATTTTATCCGATTATACCTTTTAGCATACTATC